GATGTCGTGGCGGCCAACGATGCGGGTAATAGCGCGGTAGCCGGTGGCGACCTTATCTACATCAACACCACCACAGCCGTGCTCAGCAAAATCAGCAACCAGGCTACGCAGGTCCCGTTTGGTTACGCCCTGGGCATCATCACGTCCGGCGATACCGAAGCTATCGCCGTCAAGGTGCACTTCGACCCATCGCTGGATAATGCCAAGCGCACGTACTACACCGTCACCAGCGGGGCGTACACCTATGGAAAACATCATACTTCCATATTTGCCGGTGGCGAGTCAACCGGGCTTGAGTACTTTGACCAGCAGATTACCGGACAGCAGACAGGCGGCATCTATGGCTTCGGTACGTGGGCGGAGTTGGATGCAGACTTTATTGCCAGTGCTGCTTTGCTGGTTGCGGCGGAAATAGGTATATATGATGCCGGAGCTACGCTGACCCTGAGCCGCGTGGTGATGCAGCAGATTCAGGGTATCCTGGCATCAAATCCGGCGAGCTTGCACATACACCGCGTGAACATAGCCGCCGCCGGTGGTGCGATTACCGCGCTGTATGCATTTGCCAATCCGACCTCGGCTGGCTACGTAGCAACGGCGGCGGAGACCAGCACCATGATAGGCGCTATGCCGTTTGCTGACATCGTGGGTGCATCCGGCATCGGCTGGATTCGTCTGTACGACGCGGCTACCTAAACTCTCATACAGGGAAAATATAAAAGGGGGAAAATATGCGGAGACTCGATTTAAGAAACTATCAGGTGACCCAGAAGGTACGGACTGGCAGTGGGGAAGTCAGGGAGATTACCGCGCCGTACATGGTCAAGGACTCGATTTTGAACATCATGTTTCTGCCGGAGCTGCGGCTGAAAGGCGCGGAGTTAGTCAGGCAGAATATCCTGGCTATGAAAATAGAGCAGTCCGGCGATAGTGTACTGCTAGAGGATGCGGAGTACGAGCGCATCAAGACTGCTGCGGAAAACTACACTGCCCAGGGCCGCCATGACGTAGAGCTGATAGACCGCATTTTGAACCAGACACCAGAGATAGAATAAACATCGGAGGTAATAACGATGCCTGAATTTATGAAGCTAATCGAGGACTGGAGCGGCTATGTCGCTCTGTCAGAGGTGCAGAGACCGGAGGGGTACGAGGCACGCTTGAAAGAGACGGTTGACCTGCTCTCCAATGCGCGGGGGATGCCGCGCCACCGCCATGAATACCTGCTGCGTGAGGCGCTCACCACCAGCGATTTCCCCTACCTGTTTGGTGACGTGCTGGACAGACAGGTGCTGGCCGCATATAAGGCGGTAGAACCGGTCTGGAAACGTTTTGTCCGTATGGGGACAGTGCCGCGTATCTATCCCCAGGTAGGCGGATACCGCTTTGCCATCACCGGAGGCGACCAGTATCTGGCGGAGGTGACGGAAAAGGGAGAGTACCTGGCCAGCGAGCGGGACGAGACACGCTATACCTGCTATGTGAGGAAATACGGGCGGCAGTTTGACATCTCATGGGAAGCGATGGTCAACGACGATCTGGGAGCGCTTCAGGACACGCCGGAGAGATTCGCTCGCGCTGCAGCGAGGACTGAGCACCGCCTGGTCAGCAATACCTACGTGACAGACCTGGTTGGTGCGGTAAATCTCTACGCTGGAGCTAACGGCAATTCTGGTGCGCTCCCCCTGACTGTCGCCAACCTCGAAAATACCGTTGAGGCGATGGTAGCATTCACCGATGCCAACGGCGAGCCAATCATGAACCGCCCGAAGTACCTGGTTGTGGGGCCCGGGCTGGAATTTACGGCGCGGCAGATTCTGACATCGGCAACGAAGATGTGGACTGAGAGCGCCGGTGGTGGAGCGACACCGTACCCCACAGCCAATGTCATCTCACAGTACGGGCTGGAACTGGTCATTGACCCGTACATCCCGATTTACGCTCCGGCCGCGGTGCTGAGTTGGTTCCTGTTTGCGGACCCGAGGGACATCACCGCAATGGAGTGCGATTACCTGGTCGGACATGAGCGCCCGGAAATCTGCATGAAAGCATCCGACAAGGTAACCATCGGCGGCGGAGCGATTAGCCCAATGAGCGGCGACTTTGCTACCGATAACGTGTTCTACCGGGTAAGAGACGTTTTCGGCTGCAATAGGCTGGACTGGCGGGCAACCTATGGCCAGCTAACCAACGTGTAGCCATATATCGCCGGATAAGCCGGAGGCGGCAGAGTTTGTCTCCTTTGCTCACCGCCTCCGGTGATGCCGGGACAGGGAGTAAGTATGACCACGACATATGACCTGACAACTGCCATAGGCAAAGTGAGATTGAAAATCGCCGATACCGACATCACCGACCCGCACTTCACCGATGAGGAACTTCAGGTATTCCTGGATGAAGCTGATGGCTCCGATTACCTGGCGGCGGCGCTGGCACTAGAGTCGTGGGCAGCCTCTCTCACCGAGAGCACAGAGAGCGAGAAAATCGGAGACTACTCCTACTCACGGAAGTCAGCGGACAATAAGCTCAAATTAGCAGCTCGTTATCGTCAGCAAGATGTGGAGATGCCATCTATGGCTTGGGCGAGTTTCAACTTCACCGACATAGAGGAGGACGAGTAATGGCCTTCGCTGACCTGCTGATAAATGCCGCCACGATAAGGAGATGGACGGACGGCGGTACGGATAACTACGGTAATCCGGTAAAGACCTGGGCTGACCATTTGATCGACCAACCGTGCCGGATAGCGTATCCCAGGGGGCGACAAATTCAGAGAGCAACCGAGGTTGTACCGGTGGAGGCGGTGCTGTTTATACAGGACGTGGACGTGACCGAGCATGACAGAGCGGTCATGGACGGCACGGAGTACGAAATCCTATTTGTCGCTACTCTCCAGAACGGGAGCGGGGAACATCACCTGGAGTTGCTGCTGACGAGGGTGATAGCGTGAAATTGAGCATGTCATTAAGGTTGAATTTGCAGAACGTGGAAATACAGGATGCGGCGGAGGAGGCAGTGCAGCTGGGGCTGAGGGATACCATTGTGGCGATTGCAGCCGACGCTATCACGCTATCGCCACATCTGACCGGCAACAACCGGCGCTCAATCGCCGCTGAGGTATCCGGCATGGGCGTGGTGGCGACCGGCAGTGAGGGCGGGGCGGAGCACATGGTAGACGACACCAGACTGGAGGGGGCGATATACTCTACCAGCGGCTATGGTGGTTACCTGGAAACCGGCACCTATAAGATGGGCGCCCGGCCCTACTTCCGCCCGGCGCTGGATATGCACAGGGGCGAGTTTGTGCCCAACATCAAGAGGCGCATGGAGAAGTTAGGGGCTGAGGTGAGCAATGTTAAAGTCATACAGCAAAATTGATATGCTCCGATTATTGATGGGATTGGAGGCCTGGCGTTCTGGGGGTGATGTGCCTATGGTGCATAAAAAGGATAAATCACATCGTCTATACGGCAGGGAACGAAAGGGTGCTGGTTACAAGATAGGGGCCTGGTGCAGGCAGTCCTGTTTTCACCTGTGAGGGAATATGGCGAGCGGTGAGGTGAATGCAATAATGCGGGACTACCTGGCGGCGGATGCCGGTCTGGCAGCAGTGGTATCTACACGTATCTATGTACCTCGACTGCCGGAGAAGGCGACATTACCGGCGCTAGGGTTTTTCGTGCGAGGTGGTAGCTCCACTCCGTACATTCCGCCACTGGTATCTCCCAGTTTTCAATACGATTGCTGGGGGAGCAGTCCGATAGAGGCGCGGTCGGTATACCTAGCGCTCTACGATGCACTGCAGGGTATAGAAAACCAGTTGGTGACGGTGGATGGTACGGACTACTATCTGAAATCGGTGATGGAAGAAGTCCAGGCGCAGGATATACAGGATATGGACTATCCAGACTATCACCGGGTGATAGCATTTTTCAGGGCGATAATCCAGATATAGTATTTCTCAAGAAATAATAGAGGGGGGTGAATTATGGCGGCTTACACTGAGCTAACGGTACTGGAAGCCGATATTGACGGCGATGAGCTTATCGCTCTCATGGTCGGGGCAGATACGGGGGGTACGTCCGGCTTTGAGTTCGCCAATGACGGGCGGACACTGCTGTACGTGCTCGACCAGCTCGCTGCCGGAGCTGGCGACACCATTACCCTTGAGGGTGTGGCTGATAAATATGGCCGGTCGGAGTCAACTCTGACCCGCACCGTGACAGCGAAGAAGATGTACTTCTATGGCCCATTCGACCCGGCGCTGTGGAACAAAGGTGATGGGAAAGTGCGGTTCGACTTTACCACGAAGGCGGCGACCACAACGCTCATGGCGGTGCGGTGCGCCAATCCGCAGTAGGGAATAATCCTGGAGGTGTAGAATCATGTCGGTTAAAGTTTTAACCGTGTCTGAGGTTGATAAATCCGGTATCGTGGACATCGGAGCGGACGCTAACGCTGTAGCCGGTAACGTAGCTACTGACATCTATATGCCGAATGATGGACGGACAACACTCATTGTTGACGGCACGACAGGCGATACCTGGACGTTTACGGCAGTGGCAGACAAGTACGGGCGCACCGAGACGCTCACGTTTGTCGTGGCTGCCGGGAAGTGGGGGATAGTGGGGCCATTCCTGCCAGAGCTTTGGAATGACTCTGACGGATATATCCACTTCGTGCCCACGGCCGGCAATGCCGGTGATACCCTGCTCGCTGTCCGGGTGGCGAATCCAACATAGGAGGTAAAAGCAGATGGCTAAAACGATAGCAAACGTGCTGGTCGGGGTAGCGCTCCTGGAAATCAAGTATCCGATTGGCGGCAGTTATGTCGAGGTGGGGTACACCGAGGATGGCGTCTCCATCGAGCATACCACCGAGGAATCGGATATCGAGGTGGAGGAGGAGACATACCCTATAAAAAGCGTAATCACGAAGGAATCTACGGCCGTCATTGTGAACATGGCAGAGTCCAGCCTGTATAACCTGGATAAGGCTATCCCCGGCTCCGTGCTGGCGGGGAACGTGCTCTCCATTGGCGGCGGCGTCAACAAAGAGATGTCAGTAAAGGTCACCGGCACTAATCCGGCAGGGTATGACAGGACGTATGAGTTTCCGCTTTGCGTATCCGCCGGAACGGTTACCCTAGCGCATCGCAAGGGGGAGAAAACCCTTATTGCTGCCAGATTCAAGGTGCTGAAGCCGTCCGGTGACCCCTTCACCGTGACAGATTCTACCAGCTAAAAGGAGCGAAGATGGAGCGAACGGAAGAGGATAAACTGGTGCAGGCGCCACTCAGGATTACCCTGGGTGGCGTAGTGCATGAGGTCAAGCCACTGGTCATCAGGGATTCGAGGGCATGGCGGCGGAAGCTATCCGCCATGCTCGGACAACTTCCGCAGTACGCCGCCGTCACCACAGATGCGCCGGATGATTTTAAGGCGGCGCTAAACGCCATGCTCGTATCCATGCCAGACCAGGTTGTTGACCTGGTGTTTGATTATGCTCGGGACCTGAACCGCCAGGAGCTTGAGGCGGTGGCGACCGATGCAGAGGTGGCGGTGGCGTTTGAGCAAATCGTTGAGGTGGCGTTCCCTTTGGCACGAAGCGTGGCAGGGGCGATGACGAAGCTGTCACGATAGGCGAGGCATTTGAGTTCCTGCTGGCTGAGTGGCATATACCGCCGGACTATATCGTGAGTAACTGGACGGATGAGTTGTTCAACCTGATGGTTGAGAAGATGTTGAGGCGCAAGGGGAAAGAGGCCGATGCTGTTGGCGGGGGTAAATACCCTGCTCATGGTGATGCTGAGATTGTGAGTGATGACGTGTTACTCAGGCAGATGGGCATAAAAGTTAAAAGCGCAAAATAAGGAGACGCAAAAGATGTTGACCATAGTCATTGTCGTAATATTCCTGCTAGGATTGATTTTGTTTATCGGCAATCTTCCGACACTCAAAAAGGCTGCTAAAGAAGGCTGGGAGTCAGGTAGTAAGCATAAGAAGGCGTAATGAGTATTTCCATTGGCGATGCGATTCTAAAAATCGGCGTAGATAAATCTGACTTCGATACTGCTATGGGACAGATGAGCGCCAATATCCAGTCCTCCATGCAGAAATTGCAGGCGGGATTCAAGGTTGGCGGGGCTGCCTTGACCGCCTTCGGTGCTGCTGGGTTAAAAGTAAGTGACACCGCCAGGGAGTTAAACGCCCAGCTCGGGCAGACGGCGATAACGCTTGGCGTCAGTACTGGGCAGATGCGGGAGTTGGCGCTATCACTCACCAACGTCACATTCCCTCTGAAAGAAGTCACCGCCACGATGGATTTGCTGGCGCGGGCGGGTATCAGGGATGCGGAAACATTGAAAACTACGGCAGCAGCGTTTGATACACTGGGTGACGCCGTTGGCTCAACGGCAAGCGTGGTCACCGACCAGATGGTCATGGCAATGAAAACCTATCAGCTATCCGCTCAGCAGATAGCCGCTGAGACTGATAATATCACCTATCTGGTGCGGAATACAGCGCTATCAATGGACAACTTTGCCTCTGTGGTCGGCTACATCACGCCGGAACTGGTGGAGATGGGTCTGACGATGGGTGACACCATTGCCCTGCTGGGTATCATGGAGTCGAAGGGCGTCTCTGGCTCCGTGGCGACCCGCGCCTTCCGCACGGCAATAACCGAGGCGACAAATACACAGATACCTTTAAACGAGGCGCTGGGGGTGACCCAGGAGGAGATGGAAAGCTACAGGGCGAAACTGGAGGCCTCTACGGGTTTGACTCAGAAGTTTGCTGACGAAAACAATAAACAGTACGGCATCCTGGATAAAGTCAAGCAGAAGTTTGACGAGATAACACTGGCTGCGGGGTCTTTCTTGACGCCATTGGAACCCGTTCTGGGTGCCATGACGGCGCTGGGCCCGGCGATGCTGTTTTTCTCGAATAAAACTGGTATAGCTACTGCTAAAGTTGTTGCGCAGACATTAGCACAGGCAGCGCATACTGCTATTACAAAGCCTGCAATAATCGCTGCTAAAGCAGCCGCAGCTGCTCAGTGGCTATGGAACGCGGCGATGGCGGCAAACCCCATTGGGCTAATTATTCTCGGTATCGCAGCGCTCATCGCCGCTATTATCCTGCTCTGGAAAAACTGGGACAAGGTAACCAAGTTCTTTAAAGAAGCATGGCACAATATCAAAATGTTCTTTCTCCAGGGCGTAGCATCTATCCTGGAAAGCCTCTCAAAGTTCACCGCTTTCATACCTGGCCTGAACAAGCTGGTGGAGTCGGCAAGAGAGAAAATCGCTGGGATGATGGACGCCGAATCGGCCAAAGACAACGCCGCAGAGATGATACGGACAACTGAGGCGTGGGCTGAGGAGGAGAGGCGCATCATCGAGGAGCAGACCCAAGCGAAACGTGAGGAACTGGAAAAGCAGCGGGGCAATGCCAAGAGTGCCTACGAAAACGAGATAGATGACCTCCGTAAAACATACGGCATCCTGGAAGGCTGCGACGATGACTACACCGAGACCAAAATGGACGCCGCCAGGCGGCTATCTGATGAGCGCGGCAAGGCGCTCGACCGGCAAATGAGCGACGAGCGCCGGGCATATGATGAGCGCATAGCAATGATAGACTCCGAGTACGCCGCCCGTCTGAAACTGGTGGATGAAGAGGCAGCGGCGGCGATAGCTATGCTCAACAACCAGATAGACGCTATCAGGGCGCAGCAGGATGCGGAGGAGAAAGCACGGAGGGACCAGGAGAACGCGGAGAGACAGGCGGAGCTGGAGGAGAAGGTTGCTGGCGCCAAAACGGAGAAGGAGAGGATAGCGGCACAGAAGGAGCTGGATGATTTCCTCACCCAACTGGCAATCGAGGCGGCACGGGAGCAGCGAGACGCTCAAATCAATTCCCTCCGCGATCAGATAGAGGCCGTAAGAGAATCGGCGGCTCACCAAAAAGACCGGCTGCAAGAGGAGCAGGACGCCAAAATAGCGGCAGAGAAGGCCAAGCTCGACGCCACCTTGACCGCGCTTCAAGCTGAAAAGGACGGGTTGGATACTGCCCTCCAGGCGGAGCTGGAGCGGCTGGAGACAGAGAGGCAAGCTGCTGAGGATGCGGCGCAGGCGCGGTTGGATGCAACCCTGCAGAGAATAGATGATGAGACAGAAGCGATGGAAAAGCATCTGGCCGATGAACTATTGGCAATACAGCAGCACGTGGCCGATGTGAACGAAGCCACCGCTAAGCTGCTCGATCGAACCATCACCATCACCACAGTACATCGTGATGTACGCTCATCCGGCAGTGGGAGCAGCGCAACATCATCTTTTGCCGGGCTGCCACAGGGCATTATCGCGGAGCCGGTATTATCAAAAATGCCTTTCGCTGTGGCTGGCTCGGGACCCAAACCAGCCAGTGTGGGCATAACCATATCTGGTAATTTCTATATCCGCGAGGAGGCAGACATCGAGAAGGTGGCCTCCGCCATGGTAACGAAAATACGACTCAAAACAGGACTGAAACTGTAGACATGGCATTTTCGGTTTATATAGATGGCGACGAGGTTCAGATAGCGCGTGGCAGCCTCGGTGTTGATATGAGGGTGGAGGAGCGCAGCACGGCCAGTTTTGATGTTTTTGACGTGGACGGGGCGGCATCTTATGTGCGGGGTATGCCAGTATCAATATACGACTCTGACAGCAATCTGATATTCGCCGGTTTCATAGATACACCGGGAAGGGTGAAGTTGGCGCCATCTTCAGACGTCCTCCTGCACGACATCAGTTGCATGGACAACCACTACCTGGCCGACAAGCGCCTGGCAATCAAATCCTATTCAGATAAAACCTGCGCCCACATAGTCAACGACATCTGGACTGATTATTTGAATGCCGAGGGTATTACGGTAGGCTCAGTCCAGACCGGCCCAACTCTTGACTCTGCGATATTTAATTATGTGAGGGCATCGGAGGCGCTGGACGCCCTGGCAGAGATGGCCGGTTTCACCTGGTTCGTTGATGAGTCGAAGGCTCTTTATTTTGTGGCGCGTGACACCTATGACGCGCCCTGGAATCTAGACGGTACGGTTCACCGCGCCATCAGGGGCAGTGTCCGTTTGAACACCGGAAACCCGCTATACCGCAATCGCCAGTATGTCCGGGGCGGTACAGGGCTGACCGGGCTCCAGACCGAGAATTTCACCGGTGATGGCGTTGTGAAATCGTTTGCCCTGGGCTATCCCGT